ATGCAAGTTAAGATACCTTATAAGCCTCGTCCTATACAGGCTGAGATGCACACTCATTTAAAGCGATGGAATGTGTTAGTTATGCACAGACGCTTTGGTAAGACTGTCTGGGCTGTTAATGAATTGATAAAGAAGGCTCTGACTTGTGAGTTACCAAGACCTAGGGTTGCTTTTGTTGCCCCTACCTTTACACAGGCCAAGCGGATTGCATGGGATTATGTAAAATACTATGCGGGTGTAATACCAGGTGCTACGTTTAATGAAACTGAGTTGCGGGTAGATTTCCCTAACGGTGCTAGGCTAACCCTCTTATCAGCAGAAAACCCAGATAGTTTGCGTGGTATTTACTTAGATCTATGTATCTTTGATGAATTTGGTATGCAGAACCCTAGAGTGTGGGGGGAAGTTGTTAGACCAGCCCTATCCGACAGAGAGGGCGGCGCGGTGTTTCTAGGTACACCAGCAGGGCATAATCATTTTTTTGATCTATTAGAGCAAGCTAAGTCTGAGGAGGCTAATGGCTCTGACCAGTGGTACTGGAAGATTGTAAAGGCCAGTGAAAGCCAGCTAGTTAAAGAAGCCGAACTGGATGCTGCACGGGTGCAAATGACGCCAGAGCAGTATGAGCAGGAGTATGAGTGTTCGTTCACGGCTGCTATTATAGGAGCTTATTATGGAAAGTTGCTCACAGATGCTGATGATAATGGACGTATTACAAGAGTACCATATGATCCTGCTTACCCTGTGCATACCGCTTGGGATCTGGGTATAAACGATTCAACAGCCATATGGTTTGCACAAGTATTTAGAAGCGGTGCTGTTAATGTTATTGACTACTATGAGAGTAGCGGTGTTGGATTAGATCATTATGCTGAAATATTACGGCAGAAAGATTACCACTGGGGGGATCACTTGGCTCCTCACGACATTGAGGTACGAGAATTAGGTAGCGGTAAGAGTAGGCTGGAAACGGCATTTAGTTTGGGTATAAGGTTTAGAGTTATTCCTAAGATGAAAGTAGCTGACGGTATTAACGCGGCAAGGATGCTTTTACCTAAATGCCACTTTGATAGAGATAAATGTGAAACAGGCGTAGAGATGTTACGTCAGTATAGGCAGGAATGGGATGACCGCAAAAAGACTTTTAGAGATCACCCGCGCCATGACTTTACGAGCCATGCTGCGGATGCGTTTAGGTATCTGGCTGTTGGGTTGGAGAATAAACAAAGCTTTACTAAACCTCCGCAACAAATCGCGGTTAATGAATATAATCCTTTCTCGATATGACGCACGAAATGTCAAAGCCGTTCGTTTTGGCACTGGTAGAAAATAGCGAATATCATAGTTGGTGGAGTGATAAAGAAGTACGGCAATACGTTGATACGCCTATGAGTCTAGGCCAGTACGTTGTGTTTTGTGATGACGATTTTGAGCCTATAGGTTATGCAAGTTGGGGCTTTCCTAATGAGCGACAGATACAAAAATACCTAATAGAAAATGTATTTCCTGTGGATGGTTTTAGTGGGGGTGGGGATACAGTTTGGATTGTGGACTTTATTTGTTTGGGCGGAAAGAGTAATATAGCAAAATCATTTCGTTATTTAAAAGATGAATTAAAAGAAACTGGACTTAATAAAGCTATATGGTTACGGACAGAAACAGGCAAACTTGGCTGGTTTAAGTTAAAGGAGACTTGATATGGGCAGTGGTAATGGCGGCGGCGGTGGAAACGATAATGCTTTCACACCTGATCGCAGACGCAGAGAAGAAGAAGCTAGGAGAGGCCGTGAGTTTGAAAAGCAACAGCTAAAAAAATCTGCTGAAGCACTACAAGCTAAAGATCGGGCTAGCTCTACTCGTGATCCTGACTTTGGTGCTAAAGCTCCTGCCCCTGCCCCACAGATGGGCAGAAGCCCTGGTGCCTTCCAAGCAATGTTAGGTAGCACTGGACAAGGTGCAAAGGATGCGGCGGCGTTAGCTGGGCGTTCTGAGTTTGGCAGTAAAAGCAATTTTAACGCACTTGGCAAAATGGTTTCTGAGGCTAGAGGAGAAACAGACATTCTTGTTCCAAGCGCAACTACTGCTGGTGCAGCTATACTTAAAAGACAAATGAACGAGTCCATGCTTCAAAAAATTATTGCTGGTGGCAAGCCTGTGTTTAGCGGTGGTAATATTGTTGGCGTTGATGAAAACGGAACTTTTACTGGTCAAGCTAGTGCAAGCCCATTGGCTTCCAAACCAACTATAGAACAGCAAACAAGAGATGATCCTGCAATAACGCCAGAAATAACCCCAGAAGTAATAGAAGATGATGTAACTGTATCTGGCGATCCAACCATTATGGGACGCAGTAAGCGCAGAACACGCGGTAAACGTAGCGGTCTTGCTGGTAAAACTGATGAGTATGGTATTCTTGTTACTACATAAAGAGGTATAAAATGTCTTTCTTAACGCCAAAAATATCTACGCCACCACCACCACCAGCCCCAGAGCCGCCTGATGAGACTGATTACGCACAAGCTGCTGCTTTGTCAGAAGATGCTATGGCACAGGAACGGCGTGGGCGTAAGGGCAGAAAGTCAACGCAAGTTGCTGGGATATTGGGCAAAGAGTCCGAAAACTCAGTGATGAAACCTACATTGTTAGGATAGGACATGGAAAAGCAGAATGAAGTCATAGCTAGGTTTGAATACCTAGAAAGCCAGCGTTCCAACTGGGATAGCCATTATCAGGAACTGGCAGACTACATGCTGCCACGAAAAGCCGATATTGTGCGTAAGCGCAGTCGCGGTGAAAAAAGAACGGAGCTTATATTTGACGGTACTGCACTGCAAGCCGTTGATTTACTTGCATCTTCTTTGCACGGAATGCTTACAAGCGGAGCTACGCCTTGGTTTCATTTAACCCTAAAAGATGACCAGCTAGGCCGTAATGAAGAAGTGCAAGCTTGGTTAGAAGATACCAGTTCTCGTATGATGAGAGCTATAACAATGTCTAACTTTGAAACCGAAGTCCACGAAATGTATGTGGATCTGGTTGTTTTTGGCACGGGCTGTATGTTTGTCGAAATGGACAATACCAGCTTACGATTTAGCACACGGCACATATCAGAGTTTTATGTAGCTGAAGATCAGTATGGAATCGTTGACACTGTATTTCGTAAGTACAGATTGCCAGCAAGACAAGCGGTGCAAAGGTTTGGCTTAGAAAACGTAGGCAAGTTTATTAAAAAAACATTTGAGAAAAAGCCTGATGAGGAAGTAGCTATTCTTCATTCTGTAATGCCACGCAAAGAACGCGATCCTACTAAACGGGACAATAAAAATATGCCTTTTGCTTCTGTGTATATCTGCATGGAAACAAAGATGGTTATACAAGAAAGCGGGTTCCAAGAGTTCCCATACGTTGTTCCGCGCTTCCTCAAGGCAACTGGCGAAGTGATGGGGCGTTCCCCAGCTATGGTGGCGTTGCCAGATGTTAAGATGCTTAATCTAATGTCAAAGACCATTATACAAGCTGCACAGAAACTAATTGATCCTCCGCTTTTGGTTCCTGATGACGGATTTCTTCTCCCTGTCCGTACCCAGCCTGGGGGACTCAACTTCTTTAGAAGTGGCACAAGAGATACAATTACGCCACTAAACACAGGCGCAAACATACCTATTGGCCTGAGTATGGAAGAACAGCGCAGAACGGCTATACGTTCAGCATTCTATGTAGATCAGCTTCTAACAGGCGGTTCGCCTAATATGACAGCTACAGAAGTTGTGCAACGCCAAGAAGAGCGTATGCGCGTTATCGGGCCAGTACTAGGGCGTTTGATGAATGAGATGCTACGCCCAATGATTGATCGTATATTTGCTTTAATGTTACGGGCAGATATGCTGGCAACACCGCCAGAAGTTCTACAGGGTCTTGATGTAGATGTTGAGTATGTATCACCACTAGCACGCGCACAGAAATCAAGTAGCCTTAACAGCACAATGCAAGCACTAGAAATACTGCTTCCATTAGCTCAAGCGTTGCCAGTAGCCGAACATATTAATGCTGATGGTTTGGTAAATCACATTATGGACAGCCTTGGCGTTCCTAAGAAAGTTGTAAACCCACAGTCTGAAGTTGACGCCGTAAGAGAAGAACAAGCGGCACAGCAAGAGGCTATGATGGCTCGTCAGGCAGAAACACAAGATGTACAAGATGTAGCTCAATTAGCGCAAGCATCAAGGATGGTATCTAAATGAACGAACAGATAACAAAACTTAAAACCATGTATACTGATGTTTTTGAAAGTAATGCTGGTAAAAAAGTTTTAGGAGATCTTGAGGCAAGATGTAATTGGAGAACCTCAAGTTATGTAGCTGGCGATGCTAATGCTACAGCATTTGAAGAAGGGAAACGTGCAGTTTTATTGCACATATACAACATGATGAATGAGGAGTAATTTATGTCAGAGCAAGTTGCCGAACAGGTAGCCCAGCCAGAAACAGCCCCATCAATGCTGGAAACCCCAGCAGAGGTTGCACAAGGCGGGTCTGGTAACGGTTTCATGGAAATGATACCAGAAGATCTAAGGGAGCATCCAAGTCTTTCACCTATAAAGGATGTTGGGAATCTAGCGCGTTCTTTTGTTAATGCACAAAAACTTATTGGTGCAGACAAGATACCGTTTCCAACAAACCCCTCACAGGAAGATTTAGATAATATTTACAGTAGGTTAGGCAGACCAGAAACCCCAGAAGGATACGAACTATCAGCAGATGGAAATGTAATTACAGAGCAAGTAGCTGAAGAATATTCTGGTATAGCTCATAAGCTTGGGCTTACACCCCAACAAGCATCTGGAATACTTGACTACTACAAAGGTTCTATAGGTCAAAGCGCAGAGCAAATGGAACAGATTGCTCAAGAAAAATTAGAGCAAACTACTAATGACTTAAAACGTGAGTGGGGTAATGCTTTTGAAAACAAAGTTGCTGCCGCGCAGGACATTGTAGAGCAGTTTGCTGGTAATGAAATACTAGGTATGCGTCTTGAAGATGGCACTATGATTGGCAACCACCCTGCTTTTATCAAAGCATTTGCTGCTATAGGTGAATTTAAATCTACAGTAACAAGCGAAGATACAATAAACGATGGCGCAAGAAACTCTGTGTTTACGCCAGCACAAGCGCAAGCAGAGATTGACGCTATTATGAATGACAAGAGCCACCCTTACCATGACAGAAAGAATGTCACGGGGAGGCAGAGAGCCATAGAGCATGTAAATAGCTTGTTCACAATGGTTCATGGAAGCGAATAATTATGGAAGATGAATTATCCCCATTGGCAGTTCGCTTAGAATGCCTTAGAATGGCAGTCGAGTTTGGTACGCAACGTGATGTTACTAACCCAGTTGAACTGGCTGAAAAGTATCATAGTTGGGTAACGCAACGGGGTAGCGGTGCAAACCGTCCCAAAGACAATCGGATAGACGATAGCCTTATGGTGGCTCAAAAACCTAGAAGTGTCCGTAAGGGTAGCGCATCGAAAACAATGTAACTTAAACCGTGTGAAACAAGGAGACATAATATGTCATCAGAAATCACCACGGCATTTGTGCAACAATACTCTGCAAACGTGCAGATGTTATCACAGCAGATGGGTTCTCGTTTGCGTGATACGGTGCGGATTGAAAATATTGTTGGTAAGAATGCCTTTATAGATCAGATTGGTGTGGCAACGGCACAGCTACGCACATCGCGAAATGCAGACACTCCACAGATTGATACCCCTCACGGGCGTAGACGTCTTTCTCTAGCTGACTACGAGTATGCTGATCTCATTGACGATCAGGATAAAGTTCGTATGTTGATTGATCCGACTTCATCTTACGCTATGGCTGCTGCTGCTGCTATGGGACGTGCGATGGATGACGTTATCATTGCTTCTGCAACTGGTGCTGCCTCAACAGGCGAAACTGGTTCTGGCACAGCAAACCTAGATGCAACTACTAACTCAGTAGGTTCTGCATCTTCAAACGATGGACTAACTGTTGCAAAACTAGTTGAAGCAAAGCGTAAACTAGATGTGCAAGATGTTGATCCTTCGATCCCACGCTACATTGCGGTTAGCCCAAAGCAGATCGAAGATTTGTTAGGAACAACCCAAGTAACAAGTTCTGATTTCAACACAGTCAAAGCTTTGGTTTCTGGCGATGTGGATACCTTTATGGGCTTCCGCTTTGTCATGTCAAACCGTCTAAGCATTGACAGTAACGACATCCGTAAGTGTTTTGCATGGGCTGAAGATGGTCTTACCTTGGGTATTGGTAAGGACATTTCTGCTAGGATTGATGAACGCGCAGACAAAGGTTATGCAACCCAAGTTTACTATTGCATGAGTATCGGTTCGGTACGCATGGAAGAAAACAAGGTTGTACAAATCTTCTGTGATGAAACCCCAGACTAATAGGAGCTAGAGATGACTACTAGAAATTCAGACTTAGTAGCAAATCTTGAGGCTTCCCCTCAAGTTGCTAATAAAGCCCAAGAGCTACAAGGCGTTGTCCGTATAGCTCAAGGTAATGTTGCTTTGTTGGCTGGTGATAGCACTAACGGTGATATTGTTATGCTTGCGCCAGTTCCTAGTAACGCAACTATTATGTCTTTGCGTGTAGGCACAGATGCCCTTGGTGGTAGCTGTACTTATGATGTTGGCATCTACACAGATGCTGGTGCAGTAAAAGACATTGACTTCTTTGCCACTTCTGTTGCCGATGGCGCAGCAGTAGCAGAGTTGCGTTACGAGGCAGCTAACCTCAACACTACTGGGCAACAGCTATACACAATGGCTGGTGATAGCACTGATCCAGGCGGGTTCTACTACATTGCGGCAACCTTTGACGCAACTGGTGGCACTGCTGGTGATATGGCTTTTATCATTGAGTATGTTGTAAACTAAACAAGTTAGAAGGGGCGGCGGTCTGCTGCCCCCTCTCCCCTTTAGGAGTTTGCTATGTCCTCAGTAGTTGACATTTGTAATGAAGCGATGGATTTGTTAGGCGCGGCAACGATAACGTCACTGACCGAAAACTCCAAAGAAGCTAGACTTTGCAATAGAAAATTTGATCTTACACGAGATGCAGTGCTACGCGCACATCCTTGGAATGTTGCGATAGCAAGAGCAGAGCTTGCGGCAAGCAGTGTAAGCCCTGAGTTTGGTTTTAGTCACCAGTTCCAATTACCTACTGACCCTTATTGCTTGAGGGTTCTTTCGTATTGGAACACTAATGTAAACAATGATCTTGCTGCATATGACAGCAACAGAATGTTTAAAATAGAAGGCCGCAGAATTTTAGCTAACGATGATGCTTGCAAGATTATCTACATATCACGTTTAACAGATACAGAAGATTATGATTCGTTGCTGTCTAACGCGATAGCTCATAGGCTTGCGGCTGACACAGCTTATGCTATCACTGGTAGTAACTCTGTAGCCCAGCAAATGTACACCATGTATGAAGCTCGCTTGAAAGAAGCGAAAGGTGTGGACTCTATGGAAGGCTACCCAGAACAGCCAGTAGCGGATTACTTTATCGATATTAGGTATTAGAACATGGCGCGGATTTCCAGCATTATAACTAATTTCCGCGCTGGAGCCTTGTCTCCGCGTTTGTTTGGACGCATAGATCTAGCTAAATACAATGAGGGTGCAGAAACCCTATCTAATATGATGGTCTTTCCTCAAGGCGGTATTACTAGACGGCCTGGAGCGTACTATGCTGGTGCATCAAAAGATGGCGGCAAAGTAAGGTTAATGAACTTTGAGTTTAGCGATGAGCAAGCTTACGTTCTTGAGTTCGGTGCTAATTATATCCGTATATTTAAAGATGGCGGTATAGTTACTGAAGCGGCTAAAACAATAACAGCTATTACAAAAGCCAACCCAGCAGTCGTAACTGCAAACTCTCACGGTTATAGCAACGGTGACAGAGTTATGATTTCTGGCGTTGTAGGGATGACACAAGTAAACAATGTTGAGTTTACAGTGGCTGGCGTCACCACTAATACATTTCAGTTGTCTGGCGTAAATAGTTCAGCATACACCACGTATGGCAGTGGCGGCACATCTGGTAAGATTGTAGAAATAACCACAACTTATTCTGTTACAGAAATATTTGAGTTAAATCATGCACAGTCTGCGGATGTTTTATATCTAGCTCATAAAAACCATGAACCAGCAAAGCTCACTAGAACAGTGGCTCACACTGGATGGACACTTGCCGATATAGAATTTTACAATGGCCCATATTTAGATGAGAACATTACCACAACAACATTACACGTTTCAGCGGAATCAGGAAGCGTAACAGTTACCGCATCTGCTAGTACATTTGAGGCTGGTCATGTTGGTTCTGTATGGCGGTTGCGTGAGATTATTGAGGCAGCCCATCCAGAGTGGGAAACAAACACTACCTATGCTCAGAATGATGAAGTTCGTTTTGGTGGTAATGTGTATCGCAATACAACTGCTGGTAATACAAACGGTGGCAAACTACCGCCTGTTCACACAGATGGTGATGAAACATACGGATCTATTACTTGGAAGTTCTTGCACAGTGGCACTGGTAGCATGGTAATAACTGCTGTAGCCAGTGCAACAAGCGCAACAGCAACAGTGCAAACTAAAAGCGGTTTCTTGCCTAAAGCCTTTGTCGGATCAAGCGGAGCATCTACTCGTTGGTCAGAAGGGGCGTTTAGCGGCGTTAGAGGCTTCCCCAGAGCCGTTGCGTTCTATGAGGAGCGTTTGTACTTTGCAGGGACTACACACCAGCCACAGACCGTATTTGGGAGTGTTTCTGCTGACTTCGAGAATCATTCACCAGGGACGAATGATGACGATGCAGTAAGCTTTACTATTGCATCAGATCAGGTAAACGTAATTAAGCACATGCTTCCTGCACGTTTCTTGCAAATACTGACTACAAGCTCAGAGTTTACGTTATCTGGTGGTTCTGGCACACAGCCTGTTACACCTACAAACGTAAATGTATTGCGTGAAACTACCTTTGGCATATCAGATATTAGACCATTACGGGCTGGCAACAGTACAATTATGCTACAAAAGGGTCAGGAAAAGGTTAAAGAGATTACCTTTGATTTAGACACTGACGGCTTGCTTGGCATCGATCTAAGTATTCTTGCAGACAATATACCGCGTGGTGGCCTGACTGACATGGTGTGGCAGCAAGAGCCTGAGTTATTGCTTTGGTTTGTACACACTGATGGCAGATTGATCGGTTTGACTTATGACCGTGCTAATGGCGCAGTCGGATGGCATGAACACACTATAGGCGGTACAAGCGCACAAGTCACAATAACAGTAAGTGATTACGCAAACATAGCTGTCGGCACTACTTTGGTATTAACAAAAAGCGATGGCACACAAGTTACATTTACATCTGAAGCGGCTGGGGGAACATCACCAGCTTCATCGCTAGGGTTTAGACCAAACGAAAGCAACGACACCACAGCAGACAACATTTTTACTGCTGTTAATGCACACGCAGATTTTGTTGTAGAAAACCCAGCAGCGGCAGTCGTTACTATAAAAGAGGTTGCGCCTACGGCTGGCGGTTTATTGTCAATCAAAAGTTCTGATACAACTAGATTAACCACGACAAACCAAGCAGCGGCTATTGTTGAAAGCATTACAGCTATACCAAGCGGATCTGAAGATCAGGTTTATGTATCTATTAAAAGAGAAGTAAACGGTAGCACTGTTCGCCATATATGCTTTTTAAGCTCTATCTACTTTAACGACACTATTACTGATGCCTTTTTTGTTGATAGCGGTTTAACATACGATAGCACTGCAACAACCACCATTAGCGGCCTTAACCACCTAGAAGGCGAGGTTGTATCTATATTAGCTGATGGATCTACGCATCCTGATAAGACCGTAACTGACGGTACTGTTACTTTAGACAGAAGCGCAAGTAAGGTTCATATAGGTTATGGATACACATCTTTTGTAAAAACACTGCGCTTGGAAGGCGGTGCTGATGATGGTATTTCGCAAGGTAAAATCAAGCGTATTCATGGTGTTACCGCTAGATTCTTAAACACTGTTGGGGCAGAGATAGGCTCTAACCTCACTGGTTTGGACAGAATACCTTTCCGCGATAGCAGCATGGAAATGGATGAAGCTGTGCCAATGTTTACAGGCGATAAAGAAATATCATTCCCATCTGGTTACGATACAGATGCACAGATTGTTATTAGGCAGAATCAACCTTTGCCAATGACAATACTTGCAATCATGCGGAGGTCTAATACTTTCGATGCTTAACGTAATCCCTTTTAAGAAAGAGCATGTGCTAGATATAAAAACACGCTTTGCCTTTTCGCATGAAGGTAAGCTGTCGTTAGCACAGAATGAGGGATGCCCTGCTTACACTGTTATGGAAGATGATGAGGTCATTGCTATAGGCGGTGTGTCTTTAATGTGGCAAGGCGTTGGCGAAGCTTGGATGGTAGTCAGTGAAAAAGGTTATTCAAAGCCATTATCCATAGCTAAGTATTCATTGTATTTGTTTAACCACATTCAAGAATTTCACAAATTTCACAGAATACAGGCAAGCGTTGCCGTAGTTGATGAAACTGCTAACAGATTTGTGAACTGGCTTGGATTTGAAATTGAGGGTATCATGCCTAAGTATGGGCTGGATAAGTCTGACTACTTTAGATATGCGAGGATAGCGTAATGGATCCTATTACTATAGCAGCAGGGGCAACTGCCGTATCAGGAATGATGGGGTACAAAGGCAATATGGCCTCTGCAAAAGCTGCCAGAGGAATAGGTGAATTTAACGCTACCTTGGCAGAGCAAGAGCGTGATTTGCTAGTACGGCAAAAAACCCAGCAAGAATCTAATATGCGTAAGAACTCAAACAGGCTTGCTGGCGCACAAAGAGTAGCAACAGCGGCGTCTGGCATACAGATGACAGGAAGCCCGTTAGATGCGATTGCAGACACATTCTTTAATACAGAGTTAGACGCCCTAAACATTAGGTTTGCTAGAGATATAGATGAATTAAACAAAACATCTGAGGCCGCGTTAGCTCGTGCATCCGCGTCTGCAAGATCATCAGCGTTTAAAACACAGGCTTACAGCACACTATTGTCTGGCGGTTCTCGTTCTGCACAACTACTGGCTTGATAGGATAAGACATGAAAATACCAATGTATAACAAGGGGATGGGTCAAGCGGTAGGTACGCCAGCAGGAAAAGTAAGCCCACGGGCTGACATTGGTACATTTGCAGCACCTGCACAAGCAGCGGCACAGTTTGCTAATCAAGTTGGTCAGGTTGCTTTTCAGTTTGGTATGGCTGAGAAGAAAAGGGAAACTGACAGAGTATCTAACGAAGAAGCGGTGCGAATACAGTCTGAGGCAGACGATTTAATTCTTAATAATCAAGACACAGAAACCGCAGTTTTTTCTCGAAACTTTAAAAAGTTTGAAACAAAAAAGTTAGCAGAAATTGATCGTATTAAGAACCTTACAAACAGCCAGCGTGATGCGGTCAAAGCCCGTGTCTCTCGCATTATGTTATCTAAAGCTGCTGCTGGAAAACAAAACACATTTAACCGTGGGCAAGCGCAAAGTTCTTTAGCTGCTAACGAAGTTCTTGATGCAAACATCAACGAAATGGGAACTCTTAATCCTTCAGACCCAAGGTATAAAGAACTCTACAACACTAACGTAGACGAAATAAACAAAGGCGTGGCAAACGGGTTGAAGCTTAATTACACAGAGACTTCCATGAATTTGGCTGTAAGTAGCAGAAACTATTACAATAATATACAATCTGCAAACTCTACTGCAAAACTTGATGCCATAACTGAAAATATTACAAACGATAAAACTTTACCAGTAAAGACACTGCAAGCTTTGTTAGCTAATGCCTCTGCGCGTGAAACAGTTATAAACTCTGACAACTTAGAGTCAGCTAAAGGAAGTATTGCAGATATTGCTTCTAGAGCAACCCCAGATCTACTTACAGAAATAGCAAAAGCATACACAAGCAATGAACCCATTACATTTGAGTTGGGTGGGGAAAAAGAAGCAATAGACCCATCTAACCTAACCTCATCTGCAAGATTGCAAATGGCTGGCCTTGCTTTGCAGTTCCATAATCAAGGTGTAGCAGAAATAACTGACAACCTGATTGGAAGAATTGGTGCTGTTCAAGATAACACTACACAAGATCAGCTTAAGCAAGCGGCACAACAAGCAATGGATGGTAATAACTTTACCATTACAGATGATAAAGGTGTAGTTGGTGAGTATGACATATCTCAGGTATCAAATGCTCAAAAAATAAAGATTGCAAGTGCGCTTAATGATGCGGCTCTTAAGCTAGACGATACCATTTCAACTGGCATGGTAGTTCAAATGAACGATGTCATTGGTAGTGGTGCAAGCCCCGATAGTGTAGTTGCCTCTGCAAAAAGCATGTATGATCCAGTTTCCATGTCTAGCAAAGGGCAAAAGGCATCAAACGTAGATGCTATAATCTATGACTCTGCTGACCAGACTGTTGATGGAATTACCAGACAAATAACGGAAAACAAACTAGAAAACGTGCCAGAGATGTTAGCGCAGTTAAATGCAGCCGAAGCTTTGCTAATACAGGACTTTGATGGCAGAGGTGCGTTTTCTACAAGAATAGATTCATTAGGTAATAATACACAAACCACTTTAGACAAAATATCAACAGCTAGAAAAAACATATCTAAAGCGATAAACGCTCAATCTATCGGGCAAGTAAGCGTTCAAGACTTTATGAATAAGCGACTTTCTTCTTTTGGTTTGAAAGAGTCAGAAAAGGATGCCGTTATAAACGCTGGGATGTCTAAAGCTGCACAACTTGCTGCTAAAAACAATAGTAATACAATGGACGTACAGTTTGATCTGCTTGAAGGTAACAACGTAGTCTACAAACCTTTCAAAGAGCGTTTGGGTCAAGCCTCATCGGTTGGTAGAAGCGGTGTATTAGAAGAAGGCACTCCTGAGTTTCAACAGGTGCGAGAAGCTTTAGTCACATATAATGCTATGGGGCGTTATCCTGCTGTACAAAACAATCACACTACGGAAGATGATAGAACATTCTTTGACGCTGTAAATCAAAGGTTGCCATACGAGACACTAGAGCAAGCAATGATAAACGTGTCTAAAGCAGCGCAAAAAGACATTGATGTTACAGTTCCACTAAAAGCTATTGAGCAAAGCGTTAGAAATATTACCTCTGAAACAGAGGGTAGTTTCTTTGTTTCTTTGTTTACTGACCAGCCAACAGAATTGCAGAACAAATCAGACGTACAGCAAAAGTTAAAGAACAGAGCATTAGATTATGTGCGGCTGGGCGTTGGTGAGAAAGAGGCAGTCGAGGCAGCAAAGGTAGATATGGTTAAAAGCCATGTGCTTGTGCGTGGCATACTGACACCCAAGACGGTTGGATTGCCAGATAATATTAATGAGATGGCAAACCGTGCTGTAGCGCAATCTATTCAGTTCCGTGATGAAAAGAAACTTGGTGTAGCAATTATAGCAGAGGATGAGCTAGAGGCTTCTGAGTTATCTATTGTACAAGGCACGGCAGACCCGAATGTATGGGTTTTGGTGCGTGATGGCGGCATACCAGTACAAGGTGCAATCTATAGTGATGTGGCAGAAACGCCTACTGATGAGGCTGTAGCACCTGTTGACGTTAAGTTTGTTACATGGACTACTACTGAATTAAAACAACTCTTAAACGCTGACGCTGCGGCACTAGATCAGGCTAGAATTGATAAGTTTAACAATAGAGTTAGACAGACAGCAAAAGATATTGCAAACGGTTACAATATTGACCAAAGCCTATTAACAACAGGCGCACCAATGTACACAGGGTCTGAGTCAGAGGTTAAGGCATTTGAGGAAGAACAAGAAATTATAGATGCACAAGAGGGCTTTCTTAGTTCTGAGTTCGTGACAAGTACAAGAGATAGCCGCAGAAGAAGAAGTGCATCTAGCAGTACTCAAACTGGCTCTACTCAACAAGACAGTGGGTTCCAAGCGTTCCCATTTGTTTACTAAATAATAGGATTGCAAATGGCGATTAGATATAACAATCCAGGCAATATTAGAGGTGGGCAGGATTATGCTGGTGAAACAGGTGAGTTTTACACAGCCTCTGATGGCAGTCAGTATGTAATATTTGACACCCCTGAGATGGGGTTAAGAGCATTGTTTGTTGATCTTAGGTCAAAGTTAAATGAGTTTGACGGGGATATTGACCAAATAATAAACAAGTATGCCCCGCCATCAGACAACAATCCTACACAGAGATATGCAGAGTTTGTAAAGTCTAAGGTTGGCAAGGACAAGGCCACAGTAGAAGATCTGCCTAAGTTAGTATCTGCTGTTATAAACTTTGAAAACAAGCCAAATGTAGCAAAAACATATACTAAGCCTGAGTTGCTAAATACAGCATTTGAACTTTCATCAGTGTCTATGCCAAAGCAAACAAGACTTGCTGATGCAATGGAATTAATAAAGCCAACAGACAAGCAAGATCTAAGTATATTAGAAACGCGCAAGCCTATTGTTGATGCGCCTGTGGCTGATGACACACCTATAATAGAAACACGGGAAGAACAGCCTGTTGCATTAGCGCAAGATGAAACTCCTATAATTCAAGACAGACAAGTTCAAGAGCCAGCAGCAGAAGAAAGCGTACAATTAGATTTATTAGAAGATAGGCAACCAGAAGAACGCGAACTTATTAGCTTTGAAGATGATGTTAATGTTCTTGAGCAACGGCAGAAGCCAGCAGCAACGCAAGGCATAGTGCGTGATGAGTCAGGTATTATACGCACCAGAGTTGCCCCAGCCGAAACTTCTCTAAAGCTAGAAACTGACGTTATAAAGCCAGAAGATCTAACACCAGAAGGCATGGAAAAAATGCCTTTGAAAAGACAGCCGTTTGTTCCACAGCCAGTAAAGCAACAAGTCCTTTCAGAGTTATCCCAGAAAGACTTTGAGTCATCTGTTGATTTTGGGGATGCAGCAAAGGCTGCGTTTGCCGAAGAAAACATTATGTCTTGGATGTATAGAAACTCACCAGAGTTTGAGCCTGATCCTGATTTTATGTTAGATGAAAAAACATATAACGAATTAGTTAAGGACATCCCAGAAGATTATCGTGATTTTGTGCTGGATTCTTCCAGCCTTGCACATGCAAAAGCTTTGCGAAACCAAGTTTTAATTTCTATGGAAAACGATAGAAAGCTTGCAGAGTACGGATGGTCAGGCGTTGGCTTGCGTGTAGCAGCAAGCATGTTAGATCCTGCCGCTGTTTTTGCGACTGTTGCAACAGAGGGTGTAGCTGCCCCCGCTATATGGGGTAACAAGGCAACAAGGCTTGCTAGAGCGTTGCGAGGCTCTTTTGGCGGTGCGGTAAGCACAGCGGCTATTGAGTCTTACCTAGTGTCTCAGAACGCCACCAAAGACCCGTATGATATATTGTACGGCGTTGCTGGGGGTTTTGTACTTGGTGGTGCTATAGGTGCGGCTCTTGGCAAAAGCGACAAAGAGTTTGTTTCTGCTATGCAGTCAATGGACACCGCCTCAAGAAACGCGCAAATAGAAGATATTGGTAAGGTAATACAGCAAAAAGGGTTTATTACAGAAACAGCAATCCCTAAGTCTGCTTTACCGCAAGTGGCGTTGCCTAGTTCATTTGATCCCAGTGCTGGTGCTATGGCAAACCCTTGGTCAAAGCCTATCCAAATATCAGATCTAAGAACAGATACTAATGATTTCCTATTAGATATAGGTCAGCCAGCATTTAGTGATTTACCGTTAGCACCAAAGCTAAGTATGACAGGCCAGCTTAAAAAATCTGAAGTTTCTTCCGTTAGGTATGCTGGTAATATTCTTGGAGAGGATGCGGTTGGCTTTAATCAAGGCGGCGAGGTTATGGAGTCTACAGCAGACATCCTTAAAACAAACGCCACAAAAGCTGATTTTACTAAGTTTTATCAAGTATATCAAACTGCCTATACTGATTGGGCTAAAAGCCAAGGTATCGGATATTTGAAGCGTACATTTGGCGGCACACGGCAACAGTTTGGAGAATTAGTTGCAGACGCTATAGAAAGCCCACAACTTAATCATCACCCAGATGTTGTTCGGGCGGCGGCAAGACAATCAGAAATATTTGCAGATGTATTAGGCAGGGCAAAAAAAGCGCAAGTAAAAGGCTTTGACTCAATTCCAGAAGATTTAACGTATTTTACTCATTTGTGGAGTCCGTACAAATTTGCAGAGGCAAATAGAGCATATGATGAAAGAAATGTAATAGAACTCTTAAAAACATCTATAATGCGTGGAACGCCAGAAATAGATGAAGAAATTGCTAAGAAAATGGCAGAACGCATGAACACAAAATTGCGTAAAGCAGATGCTGGTATGGACAGCGGCCTTGCTAGAGTGTTCTCAACAGATCAGAAAGATGTATTGCGAGATATTCTTGTAGATGAGGATATTTTAGATCAGGCAGATGCAGATAGACTTATAGCTTTGTTTGATAAGCCAAGGCAAGGATTGCCATCTCGTGCAAAACAACGGTTAAAGCTAGACATTAACACAGAGTTAAACCTTGAGAATGGCAATATAATCCGTATCAAAGACCTTATGGATCGTGACGCAGAGCAAGTGTTTTCTGCTTACATAACTCAGATGGAAGGACGTATAGCTTTAGCGCAAAAAGGCATTAGATCTGATGGTGACTATCAACGCCTTGTCCAAAGAATAGGAGATGATGCTGCTTCTGTTCATGGCGCAGGGTCTGTAGATAAGATAAAAGGAGATTTAGAAACTATAGACGTATTGTACAATATGATCTTAGGAAGAACCTCACCATTAATTAGCAACCCTACTGGCACATCTGCAAGGCTTGCAAGGCTTGCTCAAGACTATAACTTTATACGTTTGATGAACCAAGTTGGGTTTGCACAGGTAGCAGAATTAGGCAACGCATTGGCTATAGGTGGATTTCGGGGTTTGCTACAAGTAATGCCTGAGATGCGATCTATGCTTAAAAGGGCAAAAAATGGAGAACTTGACGATTCTGTAGCTAGAGATCTTGAGGCGTTTGCTGGTATTGGTGCGGATAGATTAATCAATCAATCGATGAATAGATACGATGCACAGGATTTGTTTGTGCGTGGCAGAGGCGATGTAATTGATAAAGCATCTTTTGGCATCCAACCTATAAAACGTATTGTTGCAGATATATCAGGTATGGCTCCCATAACGCTTGCTCTTGAACGTGCGGCTGGGCGTATGGCTGTGCAGACAATAACTGACTTGGCATTCACATCTCGCAAATTGTCAGCAAAAAGATTGGCTGGCCTTGGCTTAGATGAGGATATGACAAGAAAAGTCCTTGACCAGATTAGAGAAAACGCCGTAACCACCCCTTCTGCATTTTTTAAAAATAGAAAAGTAAAATCCATTAACTTGTCAAATTGGCAAGATGAAGCAGCAAGAGATGCTTTTGTTCTAGCAATATCACGTTGGACAAGACGCAGTATTCAGCAGAATGATGTAGGCAATCTTAACAAATATATGACTACTACCTGGGGCAAGCTTCTTACACAGTTCCGTACATTTATGCTGGTGTCTTACGAAAAACAAACCTTAAACTTATTGTCTGCAAAAGACTTTAGGGCTGCTACAGCAATGTATACATCTGTGTTTTTTGCTGGGGCTTCTTACATAGGTCAGACTTCTTTAAATGCACAATTTAGAGAGGATAAACAAGAATACCTAGATAAACGGCTTTCAGTTAAAGAAATAGGTAAGGCGGCGTTTCAGCGTAGCTCTTGGGCTTCTTTGATTCCTGCTATGGTTGACTCAGGTGCGCTTTTCTATTTAGACCAACCTGTTTTTGCTTATGGAAGAACAACTGGCTTGGCTTCAAATTTGGTTACAGGAGTCCCAGTAGTTGACCTTGGGCAAAAAGCCCACACTGTGATTACTGGTGGCTCAAGAGCTTTGTTAAATCCAGACTACCAATGGTCACAAAGCCAGCAACGTGCCTTAAATTCTATTGCGCCTTTGCAAAATGCTCTTGGAATAAAGGCTGGGTTACAAAAGTTGGTAGACCTACAGCCTAAGTACGATAATTTGGATTAACTTTAACCTACTTTCTAAAACGCTAAATATTTGGTATATTAAGAAACCGTTTGGAGACATAAGATGACAGTCAGCAGTACCACAACTAAGGTTAGCTACAGTGGAAATGGTAGCACAACAGCGTTTGCTTATACCTTTAAGGTATTTGATGAGGATGATCTTACAGTTATTCTGCGTACTGATTCGACTGGTGCGGAAGCCGTACAAACCAAGACAACCCATTACACGGTGTCAGGTGTTGGAAGTGCGAATGGGGGCAACATCACTTTCGGTACAGCCCCTGCATCTGGACAAACGATAGTTATTCGCCGTAGTGCAGCACTTACACAGACAACGGATTACACTCCAAACGATCCGTTCCCTGCGGAAGAACATGAGAACGCACTAGACAAGCTGACATTCCTAACACAGCAGATTCAAGAAGAAACAGATCGCTCTATAAAACTATCACGCACAAACACAATGACTTCCACTGAGTTTACTGTGGGTGCAACAGATCGTGCTAATAAGATACTAGCATTTGATAGTAGCGGTGAGATTAGCGTTACGCAGGAGCTTGGTACTTTTAAAGGTGATAGCGCAACAACAACTACTGTAGCTTTCAAAGTGCGTGACATTATGAAAGCAACCACGACTGCACAGTTAAACAACATATACATTTGTATTGCTGATTCTGTAATTGGTGATGCGCTTACAGATACAGCCCATTTTGCGTTGTTAGTTGATGCGGTGTCTGCCGCTACATCTGCCACAGCAGCCGCCTCAAGTGCCACAGCAGCCGCGTCAAGTGCTTCGACAGCCTCTGGTCACAAGGATACTGCGACAACAAAGGCATCAGAAGCCGCGACTTCGGCTACGGCTAGTGCGACTTCGGCAACAGCTAGTGCAAGTTCTGCGACAGCGGCGGCATCAAGCGCAACAGCGGCAGCAGCGTCTTTGGATGCTTTTGACGATGTTTATCTAGGCGCAAAGTCTAGTGATCCAACAACAGATAATGACGGCGATGCCCTAAATGCTGGTGACTGGTATTTTAATACTACAAGTAACGTTGGACGGATATACAACGGATCTTCATTCCAAGACCTGACGGTTGGCACAACAGCTACGACAGCAGAGTTAAATTACAATGACACTGGTGCTGCCGTAGGTACGGTTGTAGCCAGCAAAACAGTAACTGTTGATGCAAATAAAGACGTTGCTAGTTTCCGTAACATCACACTTACAGGCGAGTTAGACGCTGGATCGCTGGACATTAGCGGCAATGCTGACATTGACGGTACGCTAGAAGCTGATGCTATGACCTTGAATGGTACAGCTATTACAGCTACTGCTACACTAGACACAGGCATATCTAATAACAATGTTCCCAAGTTCACAAGCGGTGTTGCAGACGATGATTTTTTGCGTGTAGCTGGCACTGCTATTGAAGGCCGATCAGCTTCTGAGCTTTTATCAGACATTGGTGCGGCAACGGTTGATGACGCAACCGCACTATCGCTCGCACTAGGATAAGGAGAAATAAATGGCTAACACTTTTAAAGTAGTATCGCATGATGTGATGCCAGCATCATCAGGTACGCCAGAAGCGTTATACACAACGCCTGGATCAACAACCACGGTTGTGATTGGCCTGACGGTTGCAAACATACACACAGCCCAAGTTACAGCATCTGTAAAGCTGGTTTCAGATACGTCTGGCGGTGGCCGTGCGGCAACAAACACAACTACGTTTCTTGCAAAGAATGTACCCATACCAGTCGGCTCATCCGTTGCGCCTTTGGTTGGAAAAGTAGTGCTGGAAACAACTGACGTAATTCAAATTGATTGTTCAGTAGCTGATAAAGTTAGCGTGACCATGAGCATTATGGAGATAACCTAATGACAACGACAACGCCATTTATAGGCAAGTCTGGGGATCAGTCTGAATATGCGGCTGTAATCCGTCAGAATGAACAGTCTGTGGTGTCATCATTGCAAATTGATGCAACCAACAACGCTATGTCTGCGGGTCCTATATCTGTAGCTTCTGGGGTCACTGTCACGATTGCTGACGGTGGTACGTGGGTGATTGTATGAGTACGTTAAAAGCAGATACCATCCAATCGACAGGCGGCGGTGCGGCTACGCTGACTAAGCAGAGTGCGGCAAAGGCGTGGAATCACTTTGATGGTACTGGAACCGTTGCTATAGATAATTCGTTTAACATCAGTTCTTTAATAGATTCCACTACAGGTCAATATGCTAGTGCTTTCACTAATAATATGTCATCAACACAATACCCAAACACAGGTCATTCAAGGCATGATGGTGGTGTTAATGCTTTGTTTTCTACCTCTAACAAAGACAATTACCCGCCAATTACAAGCAGTTGCGGGATAGATAGTTTTTCTTCAGATGGAAATCAAAACCAAGTAGATAGTGACCAGATGTCGCAAGTTATTCACGGAGACCTAGCATGAGTGAAGTAAAGACAAATAAAATCAGCAGTCTTGCTAGTAACAACGACATTACATTAGAGCCTGATGGCACGGGTAATGTGGTTGTGTCAGCAGTCTTGACAGCTAATGCAGGTTCTATTGGAATGGGGCCAGCCTTCTTTGCTCATCCAGCCAGCGCACAATCAGTATCACAGGCAACCTTTACAAAAATAGCACTTGGCACTGAAGTTTATGATACCGACAGCAAATTTGCATCTGATAAATTTACTCCAACTATAGCTGGATATTATCAAATTAATGCCTCTGTAACTTTTGCCAATGCAACTTTTACTCAAGCTGGTGCTATTTTGCAAATTCGTAGAAATGGAAGCAATTACGCTGGGTTTAATTCTGTAGTCGGTGGGTTTGAATCTCGACATGGAATTAATGGTTCGGCTTTGGTGTATTTAGATAGCGATGACTATGTGGAAATGTGGATTTATAACACAAGTTCAGCAGTAACGATTGCCCACGACACTGGTGAAACTCACTTAAGTGGTGGAATGGTGAGGAAAGCATAATGACATTATACGATAAAATTATAAAAATTTATCCTGCTCTTGAAGGTAAGGATTTCTTTACTGTTGGTATCATACTTGAAAACTTATCGGATGGTAATGGTGACTATATTAAAAGTTGGAATCACGCTAGTCTTTCAAGACCAACACAAAGTCAGTTGGAGGCTGCATAATGGCACTAGGTAAAATAAAAGCAGATACCCTAGAACACAGCACCGCAGGGTCACTTAATACACAGTACGTTGTGAATGGTAGTGCGAAGGCTTGGGTAAATTTTGATGGCACCGCATCGGGTGCGGCGGCTAGAAATTCATTTGGAGTTACTTCAATGGATGACAACGGAACTGGAGATTACGATGTAAATTTATCTAGTGCAATGTCTGGTGCTAATTATGCTGTAGTAGTTGGTCAAGGCAGATATAACGAAGGAAGTTATAGTGGTCAGTATGAGATTAGTATTGCAACCGTAGCAACAACATCCCTGCAAATTTTTAGTAATACCGTTGCTTCAGCTAAAGCAGATTATAGCTATAATGCAATTGCTTTCTTGGGAGACCTAGCATGACAGTGACACCAGAATTTCAAGGCACACACTTATGGGATAGGCTTTGTTGGGCAAAGGAAAATCTAGACGGTGTACAGTCTGACTATCGTGTTGTGTATGAGGACAGCGTAGATGAGTGTGCTAAAATACTGGTTCCTGACCCTAACTGGATGGCGTGTGCGCTACAAGGCGGTATCCTGCCTCCTGTCGAAGTGTACTGGGAACTAGCCAAAGATGAAGCACAGCCTGACTTTGTGAAGCATACCAGAGGGCATTTACTGCACAACACAAAGCCCATTGAGGCGATGACCGAAGAACAAGCTATTGAATACTTGATTATGAAAGACTGCCCACAATCCGTATGGAAAGAGTGGGATAGCGGCAACAAGCCTAAGATGGTTATCTGCCGTAAAGACCAGCTTCCAGCCACAAGAGAGTGGCGCAATGCTTGGAAGATAAGTGAAGAACTAGCCACTGATGAAACAATAGCCGCGTAGGAGAAACCTAATGGCAACAACATATATTGTAGATAAAGACGGCAACCAAGCAGATGCCTCTGCCGTCACAAAACCTTCTGATCGCCACTTCCGTAATGCGTGGTCACTTTCTGGCACTGTCATTTCCGAAGATATGGACGCGGCAAAAGTTATCTTTAAGGACAAGATTCGTGAAGTACGTGCGCCACTGCTGGATGCAGAGGACGTAGTGTATATGAAAGCACTTGAAGCAAGCGATAGTTCTGCACAGTCAGCATCGGTAACTAAAAAGAACGCACTGCGTAATGCACCAGCCGCTTCTGCAATTACTAGTGCTGACACGATTGCAAAACTTAAAGCGGCTTGGGATACAAGCGTCCTTGGCGATAGCCCATACGCATAATGAGCAAGCCAACAGCCGCATCTGTACAGGCACAGATAGACACTCACGAAGCAGTCTGCGCTGAACGCTGGAAAGAAACCATCCTGCGTATAAAGCGTATTGAGCACATTATGATTGGTACTGCTGGTACTACAATTCTTTTGCTTATAGGCATAATAGTAAATGGATGATCCATGTATTCCTGCTGTTTGTCTTTATTGGATCGCAGGGTGACAGGCAATTAGTTAGCAATGATATGTATTTTAAATCGCTAGATGATTGTACATGGTACGCACAAACCCTTCACAAACAGGGATCACAGATAACAGCTTATTGTCTACCAGCTACTGTAGATAAAGACACAAAGGTGTACTGATGGAACCCATTTCTACTGCACTGGCTGGAATCGCTCTCGTTAAAGGAGCTACTGACGCTATAAAGGCGGCTATTGGCACTGCAAATGACATCAGTGAGATCGCTGGATATATCGACAATCTGTTTGATGGTCAAGCACAAGTAAATAGAGAGCGTAATAAACGATCTGGTGTTGGTGCTATGGATGGCATTGGCGGCGTAGCATCTGAAATGATCGACGCTAAGTTAGCTCAAGAAAAAATGTATGAAGTATCAATGTTGGTTGACTTGCGTTTTGGCAATGGTACTTGGAAAAGCATTGTTGAGGAACGAGCCAGACGCATACAAGCTCAAAAAGAACGTGCTAGACAAGCAGCCTTAGAAAAAGCGGCACAACGAAAAGAAATTTTTGATGGCTTGACTATGCTGTTTTATCTAATCATGGGTGTTTTGTTTGTTGGTTTAATTGTTCTGGTTGCTTTTAAAGCTAGTGCGTCTAATCCTAAAATGACAACATGCCGCTTGGCACATACCGAAGTGATAAGCAAAGATGAAGTCATTTGTTTTTATCAAGGCGCAAATAACACACAAGAACAGCACACATCATCACTGTACATAGGTTGCTCACGCTCTTATCAATGTGAATATAACCCTAGACCCTCTGGCTACTCTCTAAAGGGTACGTTAGATAGCATAAAGGATGCGTTAAAATGAGCGTAGAAACATTTCTAAGATGGAAAATAATGCCCCGATTAATGATGTTTGTTATGACAGTCATGTATATTAGAGTCATTGAATGGGGCATTAGCCTGGATGATTTAACTACGCAGCAAAGCGCAATGATAAGCGTTGTTTCTGGTGCGATGACAGGGGCATTTGCAGTCTGGTTAGGCAGTGAAAAATGAAACAAGCGGCTACAAAACTAAACGAAGCAAGTGAAATAACAATTCCTTTGCGTAATCTTATTAGTATGATTGCGTTTACTGCTGTTTCTGTTTGGGTTTATTTTGGTCTGACAGAACGGATTAGTTTTCTTGAGCATAACCTTGAGCTTACAATGCAAGAGGTTGAAGAAAATGATAACTGGATAGATGATTTTGAACCGCCTAAGTCTGTCCAAGATACTGTGGCAAGGGTACATGATCTTGAGATTGAGTTAGCAAAATTGAAATTATCAATGGAGTTAAATAAATGATACAGGCACTGATCCCGATTGTAGGTAACTTGGCTGGCTCTTGGTTGCAGGGCAAGGCTGATGAGAAGAAAGCCACCAGTGAAGCCAAGGTAGCCAAAGCCAAAGCGGAAGCAGAGGTAATGAAGGTTGCCGCTACGCATGAGGCTGGCTGGGAAAAGATAATGGCTCAAGGTAGTCAAGATAGCTGGAAGGATGAGGCATGGACTGTTTTGTTCATAGTTATAATAGCTATGTGCTTCATTCCACCTTTACAGCCCTTTGTTGAGCGTGGGTTTGCTGCGTTAGATACAACACCCGATTGGTTTCAATGGGCAATGTATGCTAGTATAGGTGCGTCATTCGGTTTGAGAGGTCTGAAAGGACTGAGAAAATGAAGCGCAAACCTAGTAAGCCTAAGTCTAAATCTCGTGTAAATGAGGCTGGTAATTACACCAAGCCAACCATGCGTAAGAACTTGTTTAATCGGATAAAGGCCAGTGGCAAGGGTGGTAAACCAGGCCAATGGTCTGCAAGAAAAGCGCAGATGCTTGCCAAGCAATACAAAGCTAAAGGCGGGGGGTATAGATAATGCCACTGAAAAAGTCACAGCGCAGTCTTAAATCATGGACAAAGCAGAAGTGGCGCACCAAGTCTGGCAAGCCTAGCACACAGGGCAGAAAGGCTACTGGTGAGCGTTATCTTCCGTCTGCGGCTATTAAGTCTCTATCCCCTGCTGAGTATGCTGCGACTACCAGAGCAAAGCGCAAGGCTACAAAGGCTGGTAAGCAAGTATCAAAACAGCCTAAAAGGATTGCTAGGAAAACCAGAAGGTTTAGAAAGGTAAAGTGATGAAACGAGCAGCAAAAGCTAAAGTCAAAAAGGTAGCGGCTGGATTACGCAAGGCATCTCGTTCCCATGCAAAACAAGCTAAAGTTTTGACAAAATTAGTAAAGAAAAGCAAATAAAGATGAACAAGGATCGTTTGCGCGAAGAAATTGCAGAAGATGAAGGGTGTAAGTATGAAATATACTTAGATCATTTGTCTTTGCCCACTTGTGGAATAGGTCATTTGGTTTTGGAGAGCGATGAAGAATACGGCAAGCCTGTAGGCACTGTTGTGGAACAAGAAAGAGTGCGTAAATTATTTGATCTTGACATTGCTGTTACGATTGATGAATGCAAAGTTTTGTACACAGACTTTGACAATCTTCCAGAGGAATGCCAACATATAATTGCTAACATGATGTTTAACATGGGCAGACCTCGACTCAGTGCTTTCAAAGGTATGAAAGCTGGTGTAGATGCCCGTGATTGGGACAAGGCCGCAGATGAAATGGTTGATAGCCGTTGGTACACTCAGGTTCCTAACCGTGCCAGAAGGCTTGTAGACAGGATGAGGGCGTTGAGTGATGGCTAAAACACCAGCATGGCAACGCAAAGCTGGTAAGAACCCTAAAGGCGGTTTAAACGCCAGAGGACGGGCTTCAGCAAAAAAGCAGGGTATGAATCTAAAAGCCCCTGTAAAGAAGGGTGACAACCCTCGTAGGGCGTCTTTCCTAGCACGTATGGGAAACATGAGAGGGGCAGAGAGAAAGAATGGTAAACCGACAAGGCTACTCCTGTCTCTCAGGGCATGGGGTGCAAGCAGCAAGGCTGACGCAAAGTCGAAGGCGAGGGCAATATCAAAACGTAACAAAGCAAAGAAAGGAAAATAGTCATGCCAATGGGCAAAGGGACTTACGGATCGAAGCGGGGACGCCCCGCAAAAAAGAAAGCAGCTAACGGTAAGAAGCTGACTGCAAAGCAAAAGACTTTACCAACTGCTTTGCAAAAAAAGATTATGAAGTCTAAAAGATCTTAGATTAAAGGCTCACCACCAGCCGCAAGGTACTGAGTAAGGCACTCAATGACATACGCCTCAGTCAGATACCCATAGCTTGTGTGACCATCTATAGGAATGATGTGCTTGGCTTTCATAGGTTGGAAGCCATGCGCTTCTATCATTCTAAACAATCCCCATCCACTTAAAGTAAGGCCAGCATAGTAATCACTAGCTGCTGGCCTCGCTTCTGCTAGGCTCGTTTGATTTCCATTCTTGAGTAAAACAACATTGTCTTGTGCCATAACAAAGCAATCTCCCTAATCCATTAATAACCCAAGTGCCAGCTTTCAACCCGTGCTTTTCTCCGCATCTATCACAAGTAACTGATGTTTCTGTGTGGCTGTACTGGCGTTTGGGTTTGTTTCGCATTTATTCCTCATATGAAAAAAAATATACGGTGATGCAATTACTTGGCTATGATAAAAGTGGTTACTTGCAAGCTTAACGCATAGCGCATTACATCTGTCGTCCGATGCCGTATCACCGCTTTCGAGTAAGCAACCACTAACTTAATTTAACTAAAATGGTATATCACTGTCATCAAGATCTTCTATTGGCGCAGTCTTTGGATGATGTTGTGCCTGTACTGACTCTGCTACAGGCTTTAACCCACCCTGGGACACACCGTCAGAGATGCTATCGCCAGCTTGATAGGCAGATGCTGCCCTGATGCTGATACCGATACTGCCATCATCATTAATAAAACCACTGACGCTATAATTTTGGTCTGCTCTTAGATGAATGTCAGCAGGGCTACCATCTTTGAATGGCTTCCATTTGCTGTTGCCATAATCTGCTTTTGACTTATCGTCTGTGTTCTTAAACAAACGCATTGAACATACTGTGTGATACTTCATTGCCATTTTAATTGCTCCTTGGCTTTAGTGCTGCATTTCTGCGGATTAATATTTCCTTACATCTCTGGTGTAGTTCTGGTGCTGCGTTACTCATTTCTCCCATTTGTTCCTGCAACCATCCAGACTTCATATACTCTTGCAATTCTTTATATGTCCTCTTGTTAGTTGCCTTTACATCGATCTCACGCAGTAGATCACGATACTTTTGCAGACCGTCTGCCCCGTCAGGTTCTGGTTCTTCAACAGGCGGTATGTAATTACCACCAGATTTCTTTAAGCTGTCAGCTTCTTCTTCACTGTAAACAAATCCGCTTGCACCAATTAGCTTTAAAATCACGCGATCTTTTGCACGTTTCTCTGCCATTGCCCAAGGGTATTCGTTTTTGTTGTTAGCTGGTGTAGCCTCTCCTATTGACCAAGCTGTTAAGGAATCCATATTGCCCCTTACACAAACCACTGCTATTTTTGCTTGTGATTGTGCCTCTATTATTTGAGGCGGTTCAAAGACTATATTAACATGGTCAGCAATACGTTCTAGGGCAGCATGAAGTATAACAGGTGTGCCGTGACAGTTCCAAACTGACCCTTTATCTATTGCTGGGTCTAACCCACAAGCCACAATTAACTTGCTCAGATGCTCTGGCAATGTGGCATTTCTCTTAGCATAAGCCATTACAATTTCTCCTTACTTATCCCCAGCTTGTCGGCAATGAGATGTATGAATACTTCCCATGTTTTCTCGACTGTGTTTAGCTTTGTTTCCAGATCTATTACCCTAGCACATAGCTCATCTATGCGCTGTTCTAGTTCTTGTTTCTCAGTCATTATCTGGCTCCGTATAAAACTCTGTTGCCCACATGATAAGCTGGCCTCTACCGCTTTTACCTTTGCGCTTACGGCTATCAACTTTAATCAAGCCTTTCTCTTTTAGCTGCTTGTATCTAGCTGTGACGGTGCTATAACGGTGATGTGGCAGGGCATTTAGTACCTCGTCTGATATGCACCCTGTCACCCCAAACTCCCAGATAGCATCTAAAACAACGCTTTCCATGTGTGAGGCATCAATGCTTGTAGCCGCATCGTGGCTGGTAGCAGGATCATTACGTCGAACCAGCTTGTATGCTGGTGTATCAAAAAGATCGTTCATCATTACTTGATCCTTTCGCAACGGTAAGTTTCTGTGCCTTTGACAATGCGAGTTTTAAGTGACTTTTTGCCATAATAAACATTCATAAAGCTATGCAGTCGATTACGCATTTGTGCATTAGGAACAATCGTTACATCGCCAACCTCTATTTTTGACAACAAATTATGCAAGTCGCCAGTACGTATCCTGCCATTAGAAACAGTCACATCGAATGGCACAATTTTAGGGGGCGTAATAGGGGGTATTGCGCCACTTTTTTTAGCGTTAAACACCGCGTCCTTTATCTTCATAAGATATTTCCAAGTAATAACTTCCATTACAAACTCCATGCTTGCTTTGCTAGTGTTAAGATTGAATGCCCATGCCTACGTGCAATCTCGTTATAATCTGGCTGTACCAGACCAAACAGTGTACGCCATGAGCCGTTAGCCGCACGGAAAAGGTTTTGTGTAACCTTCCAACTTTGCACGGCTTCACTGTATGCACGGTTCAGATTTTCCTCTGACAGTGCGTTACAATTCTCTGGTGTTGCTATGTGCCAGCCAGCCCCTGTGACAAACAGCAAAGCTGGTGTCTCGCCTGTGGCTTTCCAATAAATAGATTGTTGCGTGACTTGTTGCCATGAAGGCTCAGTCTTTGGCTTTGGTGTGCGCCAAGTGCGCGTACCGTCTTTCTTTGTAGGGTTTCGCACGGGCAGTGAGCATTTAAGATCTAACTGTCTGCCGCCACCGCTAAAGTCCTGATACAGCATGATAGGCACATCACTCTCAGGCTCATCATGCCATCGTTGATATTCACCACTGATCTGATTAGCTCGTTCAAAAAAATAATTAACGCCCTCAACAGCAGACGCAATCATGTCAGGTATGACAACCGAACAGGCATCCATTTCCTCTGCGTCTTTACCATCATCCCAATCAAACGGCTTATGCTCATGGAACTTTGACATAGCATGTCTGGTAGCCTCTGCAATGGTCATGCCCTCTTGCTGGCCTATGATTGGATTGAAATCATCTAGTCCAAGAAACAGGTTTACCCCGTGCTGTACGCAGATGCCAGCCCACGGTTTTGAGGACATTGGAAATTTTATATTATGCTCCTCTCTCAACCAAATTTTTAAGATCATCTCGTACTTTAATGCTGTAGCTCCGCTGGCACTATCATGCCGCAAACCCATATCAGCCAATGCTTCTGGTGCTTTTTTCATGTTTTGATTTGCCCTTTGTTTTTTTAGAATGTTTTTTAGGATTAACGTGTGATTGACTAACTGTCAACACATTGTTACTATCTTTTTATGAAATTAAAAGATTATTTAAAAGCTAAGAAAATATCACAAGCACGTTTTGCGAGGCGTCTGAATATGTCTCGCTCTGCTGTATCCAGGCTACTTGATGGCAGCAGGTTTCCATCACCTGAGACTATCAGGCGTGTATCATTAGCAACAAACGGTGAGGTAACGCCCAATGACTTCTATGACCAAGCCATGCAGTAGATGTAAGGGCAAAGGTTTCTCTTATGTAAAAGATTACTTTGACCCTACTGATGTAGTGCCAGAGGATTGTGAACTGTGTGATAGCACTGGCAAGGTGCGTGACATAATCCATCAGGGTGATGGCTCTTTCTCTGTTACGCTAAGTGATGGGCGTTGTGTTAAGTGCCTCTCTAACATGAACGATAACAGCAAATGTGATGTATGTGGATTGAGGTATAACAATGGTTGATAGTCGTACAAAAGGCGCGGCCTTTGAAAGATTTGTCATCACTGCCATCAAAGACAACCTTGGCGAACAGCTACCAGAAACACCCAAGCGCAACCTCTCTCAATATCAGGTGGCTGGTGAGGCAGACATAGTTATCCCTAAATGGTCTATTGAGTGCAAAGCCTACGCATCAGGCGGCAACTACAAGCAGGGCTGGTGGAAGCAAGCCTGTGACTCTGCTGAAGGCACAGATATGTTTCCTGTATTGATCTATAAGTTTAATAACAGACCGATCAAGTGCGTGATCCAGCTTATGGCTGTATGCCGCGATTTCTCTTATGATCCTAGTCTTGTGTGTGAGGTTTCTCTGCTAACTTGGTTTGAAATTGTTAGAGAAAGTTACGGAGAGGGTTGACAGCTTTTTTTCTGTTCGTATAATCAGCTTCGCTGTGTATAGCCGCGCAGCAAGTTTTTCCTTCGCACTATTGCTTTTCTATATTTGTATAAAAAAAGAAACATTGCTTAGTAGTACTGCCACGCGGCAATGCTAGGCTATATTGCTAATTGCAATTCTTTAATATGTCTATCTGCTAACTTTAGTTCTTTGGTTAGTCTTTCCACATCCTTTCTAGTTTGAATTAGCAATTCAATAGTTTTAGGCACAGGCACTTCGCCTTTCTCATAATATGATATGGTTCTAAGTGATACGCCTATTCTCTGAGCCATCAAGCCTTGGGATATACCAAGCCTTGCTCTTTCTGCTTTGATTTCTGCTTTGGTCATGCTATTAAAATCCTTCCTTGCTTTGCTAGTGAGGCTGGGCTGTGCTGATGCCCTTGGCACAGCCCTTTCTCTTTTACTAACTAACTTGAGTTACGCGGCAATGTGCCGCCGCAGTTACATTGATAATCAGAATGTAATCACCCTCATCATTTCTTTTGTATGACAACGCCAGCAGATCGCCAGCTATGGCCTGTTTCTTTATGCCTGATATACTAACGCGCCTGTCTGAACGCATGACTGTGCGGTACAGATTTACGCGGCATGGCGTGCCATCGTCATACTGGCCTTCTATCGTTACCTTATCGCCATTGGTCATGCTTTCCATGTCATGCCCTAGCAATAGCGCAAGCCTTCGTATGCTGGCATTGGCGTCAATGATATGCTTATCCAGCATAGTCTTTGTTAGGCGTAACGTGCCAATATCAGGCGATAGGCTTTCGATTATCCTATTCTCTTTACGCTTTGTAGCTTCTTCATTGCTTGTAAATTTAGTCATGGCTTTGCCCTTTCTCTGCT